AAGAAGGCTTTGAATGCTCATCATATACGAAGATGGGCAGATGCTCCTTATTTAAGATATGATATTAATAATGGAATAACCCTCTGTTGGAAATGTCATAAGGAAATAACTGGATCTGAGAGTAGTTACGAACCACTATTCATGGATATAGTTAGAAAAAACTCTAAATGAAATATGTAATCTTAAAAGATACTAGAGAGAAGAATGGCTGGAGTTTTAATACCTTTGATAAATGTTTAGCAGTTGCTAGATGGGGATTGAAGACCGGAGACTATACAGCCAGAGGTCTTGAAAAAGATTTAGTCATTGAGAGAAAAGCTTCTACCGGCGAACTTGCAATGAATCTTGGCAAAAAAAGAAAAGCTTTTGAGGCCGAGATAGAGAGAATGTCTGACTTTCGCTGGAAGTATATCTTGTGCGAGTTTTCTATAGATGACTTGATGAATTTTCCAGAAAACTCCGGAATACCTAAAAAGCAATTGCAGTATGTCCGAATGAATGGAAAGTTTATGTGGAAAAAATTATGTGAATATCAAGAACAGCATGGTGTTGAGGTTGTGTTTTGTGACTCAAAACTAGACGCCGAAGAAAGAGCTATGTTGATATTCGAGGAAAAGACGGAGATACTACTGCGTGAACAAGCAGATTGAAAATATAAAAGCAATCAACGATGCTTGGCTCAACATCAATGTAGACGACTCTAAAATAATAAACCCTTTTAGTGTTCCTACAGAGGAAGAGTTTACTACTAAGTTAACTTGGTTAATGACTAACCCAGAATACTTTTCTTTTGTCTGTAAAGAACTTCTAAACATAGAAATCTTACCAACACAAGCTCTTATGCTTAAAGAGATGTGGAATAGAAAATTTCCAATGCTCATCGCTAGTCGTGGTTTTGGTAAATCTTTTATACTATCAGTTTATGCTATACTTCGGGCCTTGCTATTACCCGGAAGAAAGATAGTAATTGTTGGTGCTGCTTTTAGACAGTCTAAAGTCCTTTTTGAATACATGGACACTATCTGGAGAAGTTCTCCTCTACTCAGAGACATTGTAGGTAGCAATGGTGGCCCAAGAAGAGACGTAGACATGTGTAGGTTAAAGATTGGAGACAGTCAAATCACATGCTTACCTCTTGGTGATGGCAGTAAAATTCGTGGTCAACGTGCTAATGATATTATCGCTGACGAATTTGCATCTATACCTAGAGAGATATTTGAAAATGTTGTAGCAGGTTTTGCTGCTGTTAGCGCATCTCCAATTGAGAACGTAAGAAGAATAGCCTCTCAGAAAAAAGCTATTGAGCTTGGAGAACTTAGTGAAGAGGAAGAAGAAGCGCACGAAGAGGGTGCAAACCAAATTATCCTTTCTGGTACAGCTTATTATGACTTCAATCATTTTGCTGAGTATTGGAAGAAGTGGAAGAGCTTTATTACCAGCCAAGGAGATCCTAAAAAGTTAGGAGAGCTATTCGGGGAAGATGGAATTCCTGATGGTTTTGACTGGCGGCAATATTCAATTATTCGAGTTCCTTTTGAACTTTTACCTGAAGGCTTCATGGATTCCGCTCAGGTTGCCCGCTCAAAGGCCACAGTTCACTCAGGAATCTACCAAATGGAGTTTGGGGCATGTTTCTCCACAGATAGCAATGGGTTCTTTAAACGCTCTCTGATCGAATCCTGCGTGGCATCTCCTCAAAACCCAATTAGTCTTCCAAGTGGTGACATAGAATTTCACGCAGTTTTAAGAGGGAATCCCAACGCTAGATATGTATATGGCATTGACCCCGCTTCTGAAGTAGATAATTTTTCCATAGTAGTAATGGAAGTAAATGAAGATCATAGTAGGATAGTTTATTGCTGGACAACAAATAGGAGTAGACATAAAGAACAGGTAAAAGCTGGAATGGCTGACGAATCTGATTTCTATTCTTATTGCGCTAGAAAGATACGAGACTTAATGAAAGTATTTCCTTGTGCTGAAATTGCTTTAGACGCTCAAGGTGGTGGTATTGCAATCATGGAAGCATTGCATGACCCAGATAAGATCAGAGAGGGCGAAGTTCCCATTTGGCCCACTATAAACGATAAAAAAGAAAAAGACACCGATGGTGAACCCGGATTACACATCGTGGAACTTATACAATTCGCTAAAGCCGATTGGGTTGCTGAAGCGAATCATGGACTGAGGAAAGATTTTGAAGACAAGACTGTACTGTTTCCTTATTTTGATTCAGCTACACTTGGACTCGCTATATCCGATGATAAATTAAAAAATCGTTTATACGACACGCTAGAAGATTGCATAATGGAAATAGAAGAACTCAAGGATGAGCTATCTATGATTATTATGTCGCAAACGCCTTCTGGTAGGGACAAATGGGACACACCTGAAGTTAAGCTTCCCGGCGGAAGAAAAGATAGACTAAGAAAAGACCGTTATTCATCTTTGATAATGGCAAACTGGTCTGCGAGAAGAATGTTAAGAACTGCTCCTCCTCCTGTTTATGATACTATCGGAGGATTTGCAAGAGGCAATAAAGGCGACATGACAGGTCCTTCTTATGTTGGTCCGTCTTGGTTCACAGAAGGAATGAAAGATGTGTATTAGTTTGGTGTATAATCAATTAGATTAATTCTACAATCATTCTAATTGTAATTGAATAGGTGAACAATGGCTGACAATGATCCAATACAAAACCAAGAAAAAGCACAAGCTTTTGTAACTTGGTCTGATGACTCTGGTAAAAGACAAGCTCTTTTTGATACTTCTGACAATATTGATTCTTATGATGGCATCCAAAAGTCTGTAGCCTATAATCGTCGGTCTTTTTTAGATATTGAGCCTAATCGTTCTGTAAGAGTTGGTTTTGATAGGCAGGACTACAATAGGTTTAGGTCTGCTGAAGCTGTACCAAAAAGACAAAAAGAAGCTATTCGTATGTGTATGTCTGCATACGACAGAGTTGGAATTATTCGTAATGTTATTGACTTGATGGCAGACTTTGCTGGTCAAGGCATAACCATTGTTCACCCAAACAAGAGAATTGAAAAATTCTTCAGAGCTTGGTTCAAAAAAGTAAATGGAATAGAGAGAAGTGAGCGATTTCTAAACACTCTGTATAGATGTGGAAATGTAGTAGTAAAAAGAAGAAACGCCAAGATAAATAAGAAAACAGAGAATGAACTAAAAGCTCTTGGCGAAACTGATATTGATGTAGTAGATCTAAAAGTCAACAAAAGAGAAATCCCATGGAAGTTTGACTTCTTGAATCCAATGTCTGTTGAGGTAATTGGAAATGAGTTGGCTACATTCGTTGGTCAACCTCAATATGGATTAAAAGTATCAAAGTTAGTTAGAGGCTTAACTAACAAAAGCATGACAGGTGATAGTCCTCACCACAGAAACTTACACGCAATGCTTCCGCCGGATATTCTCAAGGCGATAGAAGACGGACAAAGAATAATCCCTTTAGACCCAGAAAAGGTATCCGTACATTACTACAAAAAAGACGATTGGCTCGTTTGGGCGAATCCAATGATATACGCCATTCTTGATGACATTATCATGCTGGAAAAAATGAAGCTTGCAGATATATCGGCTTTAGATGGTGCTATTTCTAATATAAGACTGTGGAGCTTAGGAGATCTAGATAATAAAATCCTTCCTACTAAAGCTGCTATTAATAAGTTAAGAAATATCTTAGCTAGTAATGTTGGTGGTGGAACTATGGACTTAGTATGGGGTCCTGAACTTAAGTTCACAGAATCTAGCACTCAAGTATTTAGATTTTTAGGTAAAGAAAAGTATGAACCTGTACTTACCAATATATATGCAGGTCTTGGAGTTCCTCCCACTCTTACCGGAATGGCTTCTGGTGGTGGCGGCGGATTCACCAATAATTTTATTAGTTTGAAGACGCTTGTTGAAAGATTAGAGTATGGCCGTCAGGTTTTGGTTAATTGGTGGAATCAAGAGCTAGAGATAGTTCAAAAAGCTATGGGCTTTAGGCTTCCTGCAAGAATTCATTTTGACCAAATGGTTCTTTCCGACGAAGCATCAGAGAAAACCCTTCTCATTCAGCTCGCTGATAGAAATATTATTAGCGCAGAAACTCTTGTCGAAAGATTTGGCGAAATACCTGAGATTGAAAAAATCAGAATCCGTAGGGAAGAAAAGGATAGAAAGTCAGAAGTTATGCCTCAAAAAGCAAGTCCTTATCATAATCCTCAACATAGGAATGATCTTGAAAAAATTGCTTTAACAAAAGACTCTATGAACCCTGAAGACTTTGGTTTAATCCCTTCTCGCGACACTGGCAATCACCCTCTAACTGAACCGAAAGACAGAAGAGATAAAAGCACTATCGAAAACCAAAAAGAAGAAAAAGAAGATAAAAAAATAGAGAAGGAAGAAAAGAGAGCGGAGATTAAAAAAGATAATTCTCCTAAAGAAGAAAAGTTTGATCCTGTGGGAAGACCTGAAGACGGTAGACCCAGAAACTCTAGAGATAAAGAACAAAGAAAACAAAGAGAAGAAAAACCAAAACTCTTTGCCGCTAAGGATCTGGCTAGCTTAAGTCTATGGGCTAATGAAGCTCAGTCTGAAATTTCCAGCATCATAAATCCGGCCATTCTAGATCATCATGGAAAAGCCAGTCTAAGATCTCTAACAAAAAATGAAATGGATCAATTAGAACATTTAAAGCTTTGTATTTTATGTAATATAGAACCTTATATTGATATAACGCCAGAAGTTGTTGCTGACCTATTGAAGAAGCCAATTGCTCTTTCATCATCGGTTGCAAAAATGCTCCCAGAACTTAAGGACGATTTCTTTAATAGAAAAGATAGACAGCCAAATATAGACGAGCTTCGTCACATGCATGTTTCTTGCTATGCTTTAAGTAAAACAGGGTAACATAAAATCTATATTTTTTGTTTTATGGTGTATATTATTTTGAGGTGATACATGAAAATATACAAAAGCGAAATACAAGCTGGTCTTGAAGACGCAATAAAAGCTAATGCTAGTATTGCCTACTCTTCGCCAGTTAGTTTTTATATACCAAATACAGAACAAAAAGAGAGCATCAAGAACTTAGTTGTTGCTCAAGATAAAGCTATTTCTGAAAACAAAGATCAATACGATCTCTACTACCTTAGCTCTATCTTAGTATCTACTGGATGGAATAAAAACGATGATGTTTTTGACCTCAATGAAACTTGGGGGGCTAAAGATAGTCCTGTCGATAAACAATTTAATTTCATGCATGATGAGTCTGACATTATTGGTCATATAACTGGTAGTGCTGTTCTTGACTCA